GCTTGCGCGTAGGTGATGTTTTCCCATGTAAGATCCATTGTGTCGCCAGACGGCTGATTGCAAAGCGCCCATCGCACTGTTCGGCCATTGCGCATCTTGGCACGCTTTTGCGGCCATTGGCCCATCGTAAAGGAACGCGCTGTAGGCACGATGCCTGGCAATGCGTTGATGATGTTCATAGCTCAATCACCCAATTCGCGTCAGTCTCGTATGTAGTCCAGTTTACCCCAAGCAGACTATAACCGTTTGCGTCGGTGGGATGGTGGAACGCTTCAATGGTGATAACTCCTTCGCCGTCGATATTCACTTTCTTTATTTCGTAGACGCGGGGTTTTGTGATAGCGTTTCTTATCGCAAAGAATCGCTCTGTTGGCGAAGCAAGGCCGTCGAGTACAACGATTTGCTCTTCTTGTGGGTCGTTGCTCATGTCCCAAGTGATCGCATCATAATAGCCGTCTGCTGCCGGCAGAAGCCATGGGCGAATGGTGACGATAGTTCCGTCTCTCTGTATAAAGCCTTGGAAGGAAGTGCTATAGCTAACAGCGTCAAAGTCCATTATGAAAAAGCCGCTAGAGCGCAGTTGCGCTGCTAGTACGTCTGGCGATGTTGTAAAGCTAATTTGATGATCGTGTATGGTTACGAATCGAATGTAGTAGCAGGCAGCATCAATAGCTTGCCTGTAGTTAGTACACCACTCCGATAAGTCAAGCTCTTTGACTGGAGCGTTTACGCTGGTACTTGCCTCTCTCACCATTGCCACGCGCTCACGGGCAAACAGCGGCGACTCTGCTCCTGTTGATTCTTCTCTCCATTTGACTTGTACTATAAAAGGCTGCCTTGTTGCATAGTCAATAGTGTTTAGCCTAAAAGATCCCTCTTCAATGTTGCCGTTATTAAATTGCGCTTCTACTTTAAGTGGCGCATCAAACTCAATCGCTTTCTTAAGATAGTAAACGCCGCCAAGTCGAACCAACTTAAGCAGATGCGCTAATGCAATCTCTGAAGCCCAGCTCAGAATGTTTAGCGGTTCATCTTCGACCTTATCGTAAAAATATCCCCGGTCTTGGCACCATTGCGCTGCCTCCTGAAAGCTCGGCCTGTCAATTTGCGCCAGTTGCGTGCGAGGGAAGGCGCCTAGTTCGGGGTTCGTCATTACTTCGCGCAACCAGTCTGGCCATAAATGGCTTGATCCTTCTGTGTCGTTATTTAATAGCCTAGGCATTTGATGGCCGTTATTGCAGAAGCCGCTAAAACCCGAAAGACTGTTGAACTCAGGCGATGCTGAGATGTTCACGCCTACAGGCGCCAGGGACTCGTAAGATGGCGTCATATCAAGATCGCCATAGTAATTTACTTGCGTGATTTGATGCTCTGGGCTATTGCTTACGCTTGATTGGATATTTTCGTACGGGAATGCTTCATCGAACCTGGCGTAACCGCCAATCATGGATTCGTACTCAGGATCGGCCCAGCCAAGGCCAATGTCAAACTTAGGCTCAAGCTGTGAGATTTTGCGGTTCTTGCTATTTGTTGGGTTTATGATGTAGCCAGTTGATATTACGGTGACGCCAGCAGCAGTAGACTCCACTTCTTCACCGCTGTTGGTATCGAGCACCAGGATTCGAGTAATAGCACTTTGGCGAACTTCCCAACTAGAAACCGGCACAGTTCTAATCGTCCATCGCTTGTTAGATGGAAGAACGATCCTTAAGTAGTTGTGGATCTCTTCACCGCTGATGCCGGCGACTGCAAAAACGTCAGGGAACTGCGTCCATGTTGCGCCACGGTCCAGGCTGTATTGCAAGTTGAAACAGCTATAGCGACGTGTCTTTGTAGTGATAGAATCTCCGCCGCTATCGTAGCGAGAAACCGATATAACGCCATTCGCCGTTTTGCCGACTTGGTTTTGGCCTGCGCGACTGTTGATGGTCTGCACTTTTGGGCATGACCTGAAACCTGTTATACCATTTACGGTTATACCAACTCTTGACTTAATGATAATTTCGCAAACCCTAAACTCTCTCACTGCGCTAAATGATGCTATTGCCATGCGAAAGATTTGCGCAGCTTGAGAGCACAGCCTGTAACGGCCTTGCGTACCGCTTTGCAAGTTGGCAAGATCATTGCTTGGGTTGTACTCTGGCGGCAGAATCGTAGTGCCGGATTCGTCTGGAAACAGAAACTTAGGACCAATGAATTGCACGCTTCCGGCTTGTACTACCGTAAAGACATATTCCATGCTGTTGCCATCGCCAACAGGCTCTTGCTCTGAGTCGCTAATGAAGATCGACTCGCTAGGGCTTTCCGATATTCTCTCTTCGAGTATTGCCCAGCAACTGCCTATTCTGTAAAGTTCATTGGGGATCAAGGCAGAATCTGCCGAGTTTTGCACGCCGGCAACAGCAGCCGCAACGCCGCCCATTTCCGCCTCGGACTCCGCATCGTTATCTATGACCCGTGAATTGGTGGTATTAAATCGGATCTTTGTCTTAGCATCAGTAGTGCCGTTGATCGCGTAGAGCAGCGAATCGCCAACAGCAACGCTTTGTGTAACGATTTGATAGTCGCCGGTCGCAGGAGTCGTCCACGTCGAAGAACCACTGGCTTTGCGCTTGCGCAACCCGCTTCGCATTGACCAATAGAATTTACCTTTCCATGCCTCTACCAAGGCCGCTGCATCGTCATCAGTGCGTACCTTGTCGTCATCGTCAATCCTTGCTACGATGGTTGGCTGTATTGTTACTGGTTGCCTGTGCATCATCGCGTTAGGGCACCAACCGTACAGGCCAAACGCTGTACTGGTTGATGGCGTTTCGCTCATGCAAAATGCTGTCTTGTATTGACCGCTTGTGGTTTCAAGCGCAAATACATCTTGGCCGCCACTGTTTTGCGAGTTGCCGGGATCTCTGTTTGCGCTCCTGCCGGCAATGAGTTGGGTTGAGTTAATCCGCCCACCGTTAGGCGCAAAGTATATGGAATATCGCGCTCCCTGACTTAACGCTGTGCCGGTGTAAGCATAAGCGCCAAGCGTGTTATTCCCAAACGCCCAACCCCTTTGATCCCAAGCATCTGCCGGCATTCCAGCGGTGCCGCCAAGAAAAATGCCACGAAACATTACTGAGCCGTTATTTGCCAGCATCTGCGACCAGAGCAGCGGCATTGCGACACGAACGCCGCCAAGGTTGTTCTCGCGCTTGGCGATTACTACAGGAACGAACTGCCCGATCCTGGCGGGTTCCTGCATCGAGTCAAACCCGAAGCGCGGCGAAGATCGTTGGTTGTTAGTTGTTGGAGTACCGCTTTTTCTGGTAGTAGTGATTCTCGACTGTTGCCGTGCTGGAAACAGCAGCGAAGACAGTAGCGATACGCCAACTGAGATCGCTAAATTAACAAGTACAGGAACCAATGGCCCGCATACTGGCCCTTCGGCAGCAGCAGGCCGCTCTACTGACTCCCTTAGCGTAATTGCCTTCCATTCCCGGTACGCATCTTCAGATACGCCCAGAATTTGAGCAAGGCGTTTTTCGTAAGGGAGTAACTTAATCACAGCAAGCGAAAAAGTTTAAGTGAGCCGCAAGCGTTGACGGGACCGGCAACTAAGCAGCCATAATGCCTGACGGTAATAAATGTGTCTGCATTAGGAAGCACTCCAACGCCAAAGGAACCATCTCCCCGGTCGAAGCGGATCAAGGCGCCGGCCTCAGGCTTCTCGATAGGTTCGGTCAGCTCGGTCCAGTCTTCGTCCAGCTCCCTCCAGTGCCCCCGCTCAGCCGCCGTGTACCAGCTCCGCATACGATCTGCCGGCCAGGACATTCCCAGCTCCTGACGTACCGCCTGGGCAGTCCTGAAGCAGCAGGCTGCTCGACCGTCCCGTGGGTCTGCGCCAAGTTTCCAGGGCAAGCCAGACCATTTGCGCCAAAATGTCAAAACGAAATCCCTCCGCTAGATGGCAGTGGCCCGACTTGGGCCGCCGTGAGTCTACGGGTTGGCGCGGTCCCTGTGACAAAATTAAGCGGATTGCTAAGTTTTAAGGTAACAACAGAGAATGCTTCTTCTTCTCCTGGCACGGCATCGACATAGCTAAAGGTATCGCAAGCGCAAATGGTTGAGCTTAGAAAGTTCAACTCGTTCCATGTCGGGTATCCGCTTACGCTAGATGGTGGCGTGCCAACAAGTAGCACGGTCGAAACCTTGGCAAGCAATAAATCCTCAGACGCTTGCCATAGTTTTGCGGTTGAAATAATGTTTGCTGGCGCAATTAACTCATAGTCTCCGCTTTCGTTGCCATCGGTTGACAGGTCGCCGGCAATACTGTAAGGGCTAAACTTGTACTCCAGTCCGTTAAACGTTCTATTCTCTCCAATGAAGAAAGGTTGATAGCGTAACGGCAGCGGCAACGGAGCGCCAGTAGCGTCAAGGAACTCAATGTAATGGGTTACGTCAATCATCAGATGTTGATTGAATCACGAAGGGCGCCATTGTTCTTCATGCCGTTAATGGTCTTGGCAAACGCTCGCCTTTCAACCATAGCATTACTCTTGCGTAGCTGATCTTCTGTAACGTAACGCTCTCCCCTTTCTTCCCTGACAGTATAGCTAATGTCAAGAGAATCCGATTCGTTTCCACTATTGCGCAATGCTTCTGCTTTTTGCATGTCAGAACGTGGGACAACCCGGCCAGTGACGCCAGGAAAGAAGAACTCTGGCTCTTTCTCGCCCGTAACATAAACCTCGCCAGGCTTGGTAGTCCCGCCCTTGGCCATGAAGCCCCCAAAGGTGGGGGCCGAAAATGCCGATCCGATGTTGCCGAGGGAGCCGGAGAGCGCCGCGCCAAGGCCGCCGCCCAGCCCGCCAGCCCCAGCGCCGCCAAGGCCGGAGAGCAGCCCCTGAGACGCTATGGCCTGGAATAGTCCGCCCATTTGACGCTGTAGCAGCGTGGTTAGCTGTTGTTGCGCTGAATCGGCAAAGCTGCTAGAGATAGCCCTTAGCATATCGCGCCCTACGTCTTCGATCTCCCTGGAGCCATCGGCAATGCTTACCAAGCCATTTGTCAGTGCGCCGGAGATGGCGTCAGACGTAGCAACGATATTCTTTTCGAGGTTGCCCCAAACAAGTTGCTGATTTTCAAGCAGCTTGGTTTCGTTGGCCAGGTCAGTGGCCCGGTCGATATTGCCAGAGCGTTTCATCTCCTCCTCAAAAGCCCGTGCTGGCGCTCCGATCATCCCTGCACGCAGGCCGGCGCCAGTGAAACGGGCTTCGTTTCTGATTTCGTTAATACGCTTGCGGAACTCATTTTGCTTGCCAAGCTCTTCGGTTTGCGCTGTGAGCAAGGCTAGCTTAGTCTTTTCAGCTTCACTTGCACGCTGATAAAGCTCAGAAGCCTTAAGCAATTCGACATTGCTCGCCTTAAGTTCGCCACGCTCCAAAGCAGCGGCTTCCGCCTTGCCGGTTGCTAATGTTTCCTGTAGTTGCAGGATGGCAGAGCGAGCCCGTTCTTGATTTTGCAGCTTATTATTGAGATCAAGGTTTATGCGGCGCTGTTTCTCTTCATTCTTGGCGATCTCCGTCGCTTTGCTAGCTTGAAAGTTAATTTGCTTAGCGATTGCAGGATCGTCGCCATACTTCTTTTTGGCGTTAGCAAGAGCGCTAACACGGTCTAGCTCAATCTGCTTAAGCCGAGACTTGCTCTCCGCCTCAATATCAGCAACTGAAGCAGCATTGTCGCTAAGGTCAAGAATCCTTTGCCTTGCTTCAATCTGCTGTTTTAAGGTGTCCCCCTGTTGCTTGAGTTGCGGCAGTTGGCTGGCTTGTAGTATTTGCTCAATCTGGCCAAGTTCGATACCCTTTTGTTTGAGCTTATTTTGCTCTTCCAGGATTTGTTGCGCTTCTTTTTCTCCGCCGGCAAGTTGTAGCCGTGCCGCCAAGTTAGCGGCATTGACCGGCGCAATAGAAGGGGTAGGGCCAATGGGGACCGGACTGAACTTAGGGCCGGGAATGTTGCTAATTTGTGTTGCAGTCTGGCCTTGAGTATTGCCTTTTAGCACTTTCTCAAGGTGCAATAACTTCATCTGGCCCATCGGGGTGTCAATGATCCCAACTATTCCGCCGCCGCCGCTTTGCGCTTCTGTCATTGACCCGACAAGTCGCGCTCCACCCACCAAAGAAACAGGCGTACCGGTAGGCGTGCCAAAATCGACGCCTTTGTGAAAGCTGGAAGCGCCAGCAGTTGGAGCGCGTCGGGGACCGTAGCCGCTGGTAACGCCAAACGATGAAGGGACTTTGCCGGCAACACGAATAAAACGATCTGCGTCGGCGGAAGTTATCGGCCTGCCATCTGCCCATCTCACGTCAAGATGCGGTCCGGTGCCGACACCGGTAGCGCCAGTAAACGCAATCGTTCCACTCGATGGCCCCATAACAGCGCCAGCACGGGCAGCTCCGCCAGGTGTAGTAGCAGCACCCATATCAGGCAGCGTCATTGCCTGGCGCATTAGATCGGCGGCTTCTCTTGCGCGATCACGGACATGATCCGCGACCTTCATTTTGTAATCTTCTACTGAGCGCACATAGGAGAGCTTGCGTTGCTCAATGTCTTCTATTTCGCGTGCATTTGTGCGCTTGTAATCCTCAACATCACGATTGAGCTTCGCCATCGCAAGCTCAAGCCTGTTTCTTGACTGCTCAATATCAGCTTCACCTTCCTTCCTGGAGCGCACTACTTCGCGCACATTTGTTAGCAGTTGCTGTTCAAAGCCAACAGCCGCCGCAAATGTTTGGCGAGCATTTAGATCGCTACCTTCGATGCGGTTTTGTGCCCTGGCGCGATTATTCTCAATCTGCTTTTCTGCCGCTTGTTGGCGCAAGTCGAATATCTCACGTTCTTTTTTGTAACTGTAATCAGCAATGTCTTTATTTAGTTTCGCGCCATCACGCTGCAAGTCATGCGCTTGCCGTTGCAGGCTGAACGCTTCACGGTAAGCCGACTGTATTTGATCTGCAAGTTTACGCGATTCTTGGACTCGCGCTGTTCCGGCGGCAAATTCGTCCTGAGGTTTTGCAGCCTGCCTGTTTCCCGCCGGTCCCGCCGCAACCGCTTTGCCGCGCCGCTGCAGCTTGTCGAACAAAGCAGTAGCGCCGCCAAGTGGGTTGGCCGCCGTTAATATGGCGCCGCCAATCCCCTGGCCCCTAAGAGCAGATCCAATCTGTTTGGCGCCTGGCAAGCTCCCAATCCCACGCGCTACGTTAATGGTGTCGGCAATTACGCCAGTAAGGCCAACAAGCGCAGGCAATAACTCAGACTGCAGTGTGCCGGCAATCGAAGACCATTGCTCCTGCAGTCGCCGCTGCTCTGACTCAAGTGCGTTAAGCTGGCGCACCGATCCAGGGCCAAGACGCTTTTCGACCTCCTGCAGTACCAGCGTCTGCGCGTCATAAGCACGCCCAACTGATTCGAGTTGCTGAACTTGAAACTTCAGACTATTGCTAACATGGAATCCGCTTTTAGCAAGCGCCTCCATTGTGTCGCCTGGAGTTTTGAGCGCACCGGCAAGTTCGGTAAGATTTTTTGCGGTTGTATCAATGGCCTGGCCTACCGCTGTGCCGACAAGGCTCAGACCGAAGCCGAACGAACCGCCCAGGGCGCCGCCTAGGCCCCCGCCCAGGGCGCCGCCTGCCGACGCCCCAAAGCCTTGGCCGAACAGCGCCGGGAAGGCGCCACCGATCAGCGCGTCACCGATTGCGCTGCGTGCATCGCCCTGAAAGAAGCCCTTTTGACCCTGCTGGCGTTTCTGCTCTGCCCTGAACTGTCCGATGCCAACCGGGTTGCCAGGGC